GCCTTGTTTGTCTTTGGCGGCGCGTGCTTTCTGATTGGCTTCTGTTTTTGCTTTGAGCTTGCGTGCTTGCTCCAGCGCTTCCCACACAGGCTTAATCTGTGGTGACTTGGCAAAGTTGGCAGGAGTAGCGCGGATGTAACCAATGTCTTTGCGAGTCTCAGGGAACAACTGCCCTTGACCAGCCGCGCCTTCACCAGCAACCTCACCTTCTTGGGCTGTGCTTTCATACAGCTTTACGGCATCTTGAAGCTCACGTAGTGCGCTACCCTCGGGGGCAAGCGCGGCTTCGTAGCCTACAGACTTGTATGTGCGGCGTTCTCCAATCCGTGTCTCAGCTTCTCTGCCGGGGACATTCTCAACAACACGTTTGCCGGGAACAGCTTCACGTCGGGTGTAGGTTTGCTTGCCGAGGTCTTCGCCGCGCAAGATGCGTGCGGCCTGATTCTGGGCTGCGTCCAACAAGTTCTTGCTGGCTTTGCCGTCTTCAATGATTTCTTTGACACGCTCTAACGTTTCTTTGATGCCTTGAGTGCGGATTGGGCCAAATTCGGTTTCTTCGACTGCGCCTTCTGGGATGCCCCTTGTCAACGCCTTGTCGATCATGTTGCCCACGTATTCACGTAGGCGGCGCAGTTCTCCGCCAGCCGTCTTGGCTGTCTCACCACGAGCTTCCGCAATCTTCTGCGCTTCGGTGGTGGCAAACTGTTGTTTCAGTATCGGTGTTTCACGCGTAGCTGTAGACGGCAACTGAGATACGTTGTCAACAACCTTGGCAATCTGCGCTTTGAAATGCTTGACTTCTTTGTCACTCAGGCGTGCAAGATCATTTAGTGGGGTTGTGGCTAGATCACGAGTCTTCAAAACACGTTTGGTAACAGCGCCACGGATAAGCTTGTTTGCTCGCATCTGCGCGGGCTGCACTTCAACTTCTTCAAACTCAGGTTTTTTAGGCACAGCCCGTGCGCGGCTTAACCACTCGCCCACCACATCATGAATGCGCGACGCGGCTTTGATAGCTTCGTCATAAGTTAGTGCAGGCTTACCTGCAACACGGCGGTGAATGGCGGCTTCTTCCAGAACGGAAGAGATGTACTGACCACGGGCTTCTTCAGCTTGCTTGGCCAGTATGTTGGGTGCAGCAGCAGCCATACCCTTGCCGGGTTCTGCATTTTCTTTACCCAAAGCATCACCACGGCGCAAACGATCAAGCTTGTCTTCAATAGTGTTTAAGGCAATGTTCTGTTCATTACGTACACGTAATACTTCTTTGGCGTAAATGCTTGCCTGTGGGCTTGTTTTAGCGCTGGGGAAACGCCCTTTTGTTAGCTCTCCAGCAGGCGTAGGTTCTGTAAAAGCGTTAAGTTGTTCAAGCGCTTGGTTCCCTCTTTCAAACGCAGCAGTTGCAGCGTCACGGTTGTTTGAGCGTAGTGCGACATCTCTATCCGTATTAGCCTGATCTATTTCACTAAACAAATTGTTTATTTTTTCCCGCGAACGTTCTGCCATTTTGATGTTGGCAAAAGGCATCAACTGGGGATTCACCGCTATGACTGGGGGTTTACCCTCACTTATCTTCTCCAGCTTTGGATCGACCATGTACTTAAAGAACATGTCATCCCCAACGTCATCACGCTGGCTCTTGATGTCATCCATGTACGAAGTAAACGCTTGCACATATGAAGATTCTTCTTCCGGCTTAGTGGCACCAAACGCTGTCTTGCGTGTGCCCATCTCTTGTTCAAAAGCAGTTTTTTCTGCAAGCGCCTTTTCTTTGCGCATGGGCGCAAGCTGTAACTTCAGCGCATCCAGCACGGCAGCACTACGTACGCCGGTGGGTAAACCGGTCAATGGCATCCGGCTTTTTTCAATTTGTTCAGCCAAATTGGGATTACGCATCAAGTACGAAACATAGTCAGCAACCGCTTCGTTGGGGCCTTTTTCACTGGCAAGGCGTTGGTCATTGGCCAACTGAACGCTCTCAGCGGCATACCGCTCCGCAGCATCCTCCGCCTTCGGTTCCTGAGGCGGCACAACCTCTTGGTCGTAGTACATGCGAGGCTCAGCCTGCGCTTGTGGCGCAACTTGCTCTGGCTCAATACCCAACGCATACTCTTGTGGGGTTAGTTTGGCAACACGTTCCTGTTCTGCCGCTTGTTTCAGAATAGGTTTGACACGCACATACTCATCAGCCAGTGGCTTAAGTTCTTTGTTTAAGGCTTCTATCTGGCGGTTAATTTCTCGATTGTTTGCGTAATCCGTTTCTGGGGATTCGCCTTTCTTTATCGGGATTAACTGCGCTTTGAGTGCTCTACGCTGGGCTTCCAAGTCTTGTGTTTGTTGGAATAACCCCTGCGCGTATTCAGGACTGTTCAGGCGTGCTTTTTCCTGTTCTGCCTGCACAGCCGCTTCTTCACGGGCTTGCTTTACCTCGTCTGTAAGCACAGGTTTTGGTGCACGACGGCCAATAGCCAAGTCCAAAAGTCCTTGTGCCAACGCACCGACTGCACCGCCGTAGGCGGCAGACTCACCAACCTGTTCAATAATTTGTTGCTCAGGTTTGTATATGCCTTTGGTGATGATGTTCTGCGCTGCCTGAGACGCGGCTTCTTGTGCGGCTTCCTCGCCGCCAGCCATCAGCGCACGTTTAACATACGACGTAGCCCCCTCAATTACAGGCTCCCCAAGACGTTTTAGAATACGTGCAGGGGCAAACATCTCTGATGCGCCGACCACGGCACCCAGCGCAGTAGCGGCAGTTTGTTGACCTTCAGTTGCACCTTCAGCGGCAGATTTCTCTACCTGTGTGCCAGCGCCAGCACCAATACCAAGGCCGTATCCAGCTACACGCCCCGCTATACCAAACGGCCCAGTGGCAAGAAACGGAACTATTGAACCCGTAGCTTCACCAAATTTACGCCCCACCGTGTCCTCGTACCCCGGCGCAGCGGCAAACGGAGCCTTGGCTGCGGCGGCAGTTTCTTTAATGTATTTTTGTGTAGCTTTTTCTTGTTCTTCTGGAAGCAGTGCTGATATACCCACACCAGCTTGTTCAACTAAACCAATACCGCCGGGCACAAGACCTTTAAAGAATTCTTTGGTTTGTCCACCAAGCGTAGTTTCTTTTGGTGCTGCTGCTTGTTTTTGCGCAAATGCTTCGGGGTACATTTGCTGCGCTCGGGCGTATGCCTGCTCTGGGGTCTCCCCCTCTCGTATTGCTACGTATCTACCATCTGGTAACGGGACAGCTTGAGGCATAGTATTTTCCGAATTGTGCGGCTTGGTCTTACAACCGTGGCAGGCCGAACTGCACGCGGTTGTGTGAGTTTACTACTTACGGAAGAACGGGTGCATTTGCTGGCAAATTCACTGTTGGTTGCACACCCATTGCCCGTAAGTAATCATCAATTTTTGGGTATTGTGTTTGCAAGTACGGCGACTTGGCCCAGATGTCTCTGTGCGCGGCATCACTTCGCATACCTGTTGAGGCCGTAATCAATTGCATTTTTTTATCAAACAGCGCCGGATTTGACAAAATACGTTCATCAGCGCTAGGCATTGTCGCAAGGATGCGCGAATTCTGCATGTTTGCCATTGCAATATTTCTGTTCGATTCAAGGCCTGCAATACCCATGTTTTCCGAAGACTGGATTTGCATCTTGGCTGCATCTCGTGCATTTTTATCGGCAATAGCTGTTTTGATGTCATCGCGCTTAATGCCGTACATTTTTTCAACACCACTAAACATATCTCTTGCAGCGGATGCAACAGTGTTGTCGTAGTCACGCAAAACTGCACGACGGTCTTTAGCAGTCATCATGTCTTCGTTGCGACGGAATTCATCAATACGCGCTCTAGCTTCTTCCATCTTGTCTCTGGCGGCTTCAACTTTGGCCTGACCTTCCGCGTAAGACTTGATACCCACTTGTGCGCCCTTGCCAATATTTACAAAAGCGTGGGGGCTGTCACCTGACATCATGGCCAAACCTGCCTCAAGCAAAGACATGTTTAGGTTGCGGTCTTCCATTGTATTAACACGAGCTTCTTTTTTATCCAACGCTTTAAGACGATCTTCAAACGCAGGCTTTCTATTTTGAACTTCTTGTTCAAACAAACTGACTTGCCGCGCTGCGGCCTGTATGGCAGGTGCGTTTGCCTCTCTGCGTTGTTCAGCCAATGGGTCAACAATGTTTTTTGGCATTGACTGGTCATATAGCTCAAGCTGCTTTTTGACATCTATATCAGGAACAGTTGTGCGTTGAAATTTGGTAGCCGCAATTGCAGGCAAGCCCGGCTCAACTGCGGGTTTAGGAGCTGCTGGAGGGATGTCAGTACTTTGCTCTGGATACATTGAACGCCGTGTTGCCGTTGCTGGGTCATAAGGATTGACCGCAGCCGCAGGAGCACCGGCAACTGGGGGCGCGGCAGGCGTTGCCGCAGCAGGCGTGTAGTTCGGGTTACGAACAAGGTTTTCTAAATAAGCTATTTCTGCTTTTGTGCGGTCGTATATTTCCTTTTGCTGAGGTGTTTGCTGCTTCAAACCAAAAATACCGCCTTGTTCGGTAAGCTCCGTTTTCTTTCGCATAAGCGCATTTCGCACATATGCTTGTCGCGTTTGTTCAGGTGTTTGCGCAGTCAACTCAGAAAAAAACCTTCCAAAAGGAGATGTGCTACCACCTTCATCAAACGCAACAATGCCGCCTTCGGCAAAGTCCATATTGCCTGATGGAAGCGTGGCAATACCTTGATCTTCGGGCAGCATCTGGCCCTGCGCCATTTGCTCGGGCTGTTGTGGGGGCTGACCAAGGCTTTGCAAAATCTGTTGTGCAACAGGGGGTTGCGCTTGTTGACCTGCCATCAGCGCCATAGCTTCTTGGCCATGTTGCTTCTTGTACTTATCAGCTTCAGCGGCAAGACCTAGCTTGATGGCGTCGTCTTGGTTGGCCGTTGCAAATGCTTGCAACTGCTGCGAATTCATCTTCATTAACTGGACGCGCAAAGCGTCAATACTGCCAGAGCTAATGCCTGATGTTCCCCGTTGTGTAGATGTGTACATGCTTACCTCTTACCCTATGCGGGAGATAATGATTGCTGCTAGACCGGCAGGCTTGCGGTCGGCTTTTACCAAACCTCCCTTGGCGTAGCTCTTAACTATTCCGCCTTCGGCTGTACCGGGGGGTTTTTGTTGTCCAAACGCTTGGTTATACAAACCATAAGCACCTAGACCAGCCGTAGCCAATCCACCAAGCTGAGATATGTAGGACGGATTTGGCGTGAACAGTGTAGAAGACTGCTGCGTCATGGGTGCGCCGCGAATAGCGTCCGACATGGCTCCCAACTGCTGGTATGGATACCGTTGTTTGTTTAAAAAGTCTTCATATGCCGCTTGTTGTTGCGCTTGGGATGTCTGTTGTTGTAGTCCACCAAGTTGTTGTTGGATACCAATATTGCCAAGTTGTTGACCGTATAAGTTCTGACCCTGCGCACCAAGGTTTTGATACCCTTGCATACCAGCTTGCAGACCTTGAAGACCAAACCCTGCGCCGTATTGCTTTGACTGCTCACCCAACTGCTGCATTTGTTGATTAGCTTGTTGGTTTGCTAGCTGTGCTTGCAAGTTCTGACCTGAACCAAGCTGTTGTACGCCAAGGTTAGCCGCAAGGTTTTGTTGCCCCACGTTGTAACCTGCTTGTTGATTGGCTAACTGTGCTTGCAGACTAGCTTGCTGTTGGGCATTAAATTGTTGTTGTGCATTTTGAAATGCGGCTTGACTGCCCATGGCTTGGATATCGCCCATTTGTTGACCAAGATTGCGCTCGCGTTCCGCACGCATGATGGCGTCTCGACCACCCCCAAAAGCACCCGCTTGAGCAGCTTGAGCCTGTTGTTGTGTGCCTTGAATACCGGATTGGCGTTGTGCTTCACGCTTTTGAATGTCCACCACATTCTGCATGTAGGGGGACATGTAGTCCTGCACGTTCTGACCTGTGTAGTTCTGCGTTCCAACTTGCTGGACTGGCCCCATTTGGTAGTTCTGTAGGCTTGGCGCGCTAGCATTTAGATAGCTAAAAGAAGACGGCCCATAGCTTAAAGCCCCTGCCTGCTGAGCAAGCCCTTGTGTGCCGGTAGCCGCAGTAGTTGAGTATGGGTTGTACCCTAAATTACCAGCCGCAGTGATAGCCGTATTTTGTAAACCTTGTAAACCAGCTACACGATTTCCCGCAAACGCTTCGTATGGTTTTGCTGTAAGAGCTTGGTACTTGCCCAACAAGTCCTTGCCATATGGCGCTATGTCAGCGGCAAAGCCCGTTTGGTATTCTGTTGTAGTGGTTGCCATGAGTGTTCCTTATGCGGGAAGGTGTTTTTCAGCACGGCTGTTTTTAGCCACTGCGTCTTTACCAGTGGTTTTGCCGCGAACTTTTTGAATCCTGTCCATCATGGCGTACAGCTTGCGTGCGCCAGCTTCTGAAGAACCATTACCAAGTTCTGAAACAATACGCGCAGGAACTACAAACTCACCATCGGCAAGGCGTGCGGGTTGTTTGCCGCCAATCATTGCGGGAATGGAATCAGACACACCATCTCCGGGGCCTCTGAGCATACGCCCGCCATCAGAGTAACTGCCCAAATCAGAGATGCCGCCTGAACCCATACCCATAACACCGCCGTCAGCGGCTCTTGTGTATTCCCCACTTACAGGGTCGTAGCTAAATTTACGTATGTCGTTAGGGTCATATTTAACTCTGCGAGTTCCGGCTCCTGTAAATGACTGTGTTTCAGGGTCGTAAGTAAAGTCGCGGATATCTCCGTACTTAGCTTCTTCAGCTTTGGCTATTAGTGCGTTTTGTTGTTCCGTTTGACTGTCTTTTGCTTTTTTAGCTTCTTCTTCAATGTAGGGAGTGGCCAAAGCTGCATAAGGCATATATCCTGTTTTATCTATCAAATCTGACACAGCGCCGGGCCTTGTGACAAGCTCTTGTGTACCTTGGGCAAATTGAGAATCAAGGGCTTTATCGTACATATTTTCAGCACCTTGTACAAATTCGGAATTAGCAGCTTTAGCGTATATGTCTTGAAGGCCTTGCCTAGCGTAATCCATATTAATCCCGCTGTTATTAAACAGTGAGTTGCCTGTTGTTAAATCGGATGGGGGTGCAACTACTGGTGCTGGCATGGGGGTTACTGTCGGAGCCGCTCCTGTTCCTTGTAGACTAGTAAAACTACCTACCTCAGTAGGAGCGACTACTGGCGGAGCGTTTACTGACGAAGCCGTTCCTTGCAGATTAGTAAAATCACCTTTAGGCACACTACCAGCACCCGCAGATGATCCGCTTGATAAGTTTGCAATACCGCTAGAAATATTTGCCCCACTGCCAGCAGACAGGCCTGCACGCAGACCGGACTTTAAACTGCCGTTAGCAATGCCGTATGTTGCGCCAACGGTAAGTCCCGCGCCCATAGCGCAAAAGCCATATCCAGCAGGGCCAAGCGCAGCGCCCAATATAAGCGGAGCGTAGGGGCCAAGATCGTCAAGTACGTTTGCTACAGAACCTCGGATATCCTTAATTGCTTCTTTTCCAGAACCCGCAAGATCACCAAGATCTATACCAACTGCTTTACCTGCATTTGTAAATGGCTTAGTAAAAGTTTTAATACCAAAAAACTCAGGCAGTCCCGTTTTAGGATTTATCGTGCCTGAACCGCCAAGCAGTTTTAAAATACCAGCTTCTTCTGCATTAATGTGCGCCAGCATGGTGTCGCCACCGCGTCCTTGGGCAGCTAATTTTTGGGCGAGTTGGTGCAAACTCATGGCGTTACCTCATAAAACGGGGTGGTTGATCGTATCATGTTTAGCCAATTTTCCAATTGGTTCCGTCGGAGTACACAGGCACTTTGTTGGCCCCTCCCCCCGCTACGGTGGATGCAAATGTTGTTGCGTTAGCGTCTGAAACAAACGCCCTAGCTCCCGTTCCAGAAGTTGCTGCGCTGGGTAATGTTGCAACTGTGTAAACAGCCAAAGCGGGAATAATCTCACTAGCCGCACTAAGCTGCCCTAAAATATTATCAAGCCTGTTGAAATACAAGCGCAATACGTTGTTTAACTGGTTGATATAGTTGGGATCATACTCAAGCGTAGCCGTAGGTAGTCGCGGAGAAACTACTCTATTTAATTCATATTCTGAAGTGACAATATAGCTCATCGTCTGCCGTCCTGTCTAATGTCAATACGTGGCGCACCAAGCTGCCACTGCACACCTAAAGCAGTTGATGTGATTTTCATCTGCATCTGACGACCGCGTATGCGGATATACAACTGGCCTGTGAACTCGTCTACGTTGATGACCGACGGTGCTGTGCCTGTGTAGCTTACGGCTGCATTACCTGTTTGAATAATGCCTGACCCCGAGTTACTCAACCCCTGCAAGTACATTGTCACGCTTGGCGTGGTGCCGCCGGTTGAGCCACGGAATGTCATATCAGGAATCATGCGGTAGACAAATGCAAAATTGTGTCCGTCGCCAATATCAAACTGGGCGGAGGTGATGGATGCCTCAATAGGCAGGGTAGTACCTGTTTCGTTGTCGTCAACGCCAGATTCTTGGTTGACAATGTTATAGCTGTAGGTAGCTGCAACAGGAAAGTTACGCAAGCCAGTATCTAGCCAAGCAGTACGGGCCATATTGCCGTAGTACCAAATGTCTTCTGTGTAATTGTAGATGGCATATCTGTCAATGGTGTTTGAGCTAGTTGAGCAGTAGAACCACCAAACTTCGTTGAAGCCTTCATTGGTGTTGGCAAATACTTGATCGTACTGGAGTGTATTGATGTCGCTGTAAATGTGCCGAAGCAGGTCGCAACGTAAGGTCTGAACTCGACCATCGTATTTGTAGAACTTGTCTACGCCCATCCAGTAAGTAACGCCTGAAGCCATTGCCGCCGCATTGGGACTGGCTATAGATATGTTGTCCGCAAGTAGCTGCGTTCCCCACACATATGGTGGGCCAAGGTATTGCAAGGAATACAGCGCCTGATCTGTCCATACAACAATTTCTTGGCGGCTTTGCAGGGTTGTAACAATCTTGGAGCCGTGAGACAACCGCGCACTACCCGCTTGGTTTGTAATAGCGGGAACCCATGTAGTCAAAGATTCTTGGTCTGACCAACGAATCAGCATCGGGTCAATGGTGGTGCTTCCGTAATCATTGGTGCCAAACACAAGTACAAAACGGCTTGCATCTGATACGGTAAAAGCATTCTGAAATAAAGGTGTAGAGCCATCTGCGCCAGTCAAGGAAGACAACAACATCCCGCGCTGAGAAATCTTGTGTGTACCGCTTTGGGTGCCTGATGTATTAATGGTTGTTGATAAAGTATAGGTAAGTCCAGTAGGTGTACCTGCTGTGGTCGTAACACCTGAACCACCGGCAGTGGTAGATAGGGTAAATGTTGTAGAACCGTTAGTGGCAATTATGTAATATGTAGTAGGGTTAACGTATCCTGTAATAGAGCCAGTACCACCGTATGCACCGCTAATTGTTATCGACTGCCCAACAGCTAAAGCAACACTTGAAGCGCCACAACTAAACTGTCCTGCTACACCTGTAATAGTTACACCTGATATTGCTGCGCTTGCAGTGGTGGATGTTGCCAAATTAAACGTGTTTGCTGATACAAACCGGGTGTAGTAGGTAACGCCGGGAAGCAACCCTGTGGGCAACCACTCAGTAGTAGTCAATGTAATGGGCGTGCCGTCAGGAATTACAACATTTGCCGTTACTACGCAAGGAGACGCAATGGTCATGGTGATTTGTTGCCCAGTTACACCAATAAGGGCTTCCCAGTAATAAAGCGGCGAACCGCGAGGGCCGTACAACAAATCTTCACCCCAGTTAAGCTGGTTCCATATGCGCAATGCGTCTGATGCAGCCGTACCAATACCCCACGCACCAGAACCCCAGAAACTTGCGCCCCACCCTGTTAGTGGAACAGCAGCCGACGGGCCTGTGTTTATTTGATACACAGCGTATATTGTTCCGCCGCCAGCAGAGCTTGATGAAGCCGTGCCTGTAACCGAAATTGTGTAGTGTGTTGCGTCTACAAAGGCTATTTGGTATTGCGTGTTGCCGGTAATTGTGATGCCGTTGAACGTGACTGAAGCTGCGTTGGGAATAAAGTAAGTCACATAGTCGTTGTTGATAAACCCGCCGTTAGCGTCGGTTACCGTGACCGTTGTAGTTGTTCCGGTGTTTGTAGCCGTGTTAGTGGTAAACGGGTTGGTCAGTGTTGTGGTAGTGCGTATTGGCGTTATGTCGTTATATGCGCCACCGCTTTCAATATAAAACTTTAGATTTGTACCGACACCTAACAAATTCAAAGATCCAAGCGTTACCCAGTTCCACAAAGAACGGCAAGTCCCTAAAAAAGTAGTGGCTGAAATTCTCGCCCACCCACCAATCTTTTCAGGCGTGCCTTGGCGAAACCGTACTTTGTCGGACTCGTAGTAACCCCCCTCATTGGTGTAACGAGTGTTTTCCCTGTTTACACCGGGCTTGAGGAGTATTTTACTTAAGGGCATCTTTAACCTACGTTGCGCTCAAAATGAGGGCAGTCCACCAACGACTTAAAGTTGCCACCCCATCGGTTCTTCGGATGCAAGGTCTCCCAGTAAGCACCCAGCGGTGCAAGGATGCCCTTGTCCCAAATGATTTTTCCGTCCTTGAAGAAGTTCAAGTCTATGGCGCAGCGCTTTAGATGGATGGAATTCATAGTCTTGGAACGCCCCGTCTTAAAATAAATGGCTTGCTGTTCGGGAGTACGGGCAAGTTCCCCGCCGGTCACCACGAATCCTTGGTCTGTAGCGTACTGGATTAGCTTACACATGTCCAGCAAAAACGCAGCTTGTTCGGTGCTTAAACTCATTTTCTGCCTTTCATTTCGGCTAATTTCTCAATGGTTCTGCCGCCGAAGTATGCGCCCATTATCAACATGCCCCACTGCCCAAGCAAGGACACATAAGACTCGTTGGCGTTATAGCCAAAGGCGCTCATCATGGCAAACAGGAAGTAACCTGAAAAGATGGCAATAAGCGACATAGGGCGGATGTTCTTGGACAACCAAGAATCACTGTTCATATCGGACTTCCAACGGTCTGTGACGTTGTCGTCTTCGTTCTGTGCGGCTTTGGCAAACAGTTCTAGTTCAGCCAACTCCATCTTGGCCTTCTCAATACCAAGCTCAAGCAAGCGCTCTTCATGTTCAAACTGAAGCTGGCGCAGATTGCTGACATCTTCAGGTGTCGGGTCATCAGGTATCTTTACGCCCAAAGTTTTTTCAACAACCTCTTTGCCTTTGGCTTGGATAGCGCTGGAGAGTAGTGTCAGCCCGTTTTGGGCAAGACTACCGAGGAGGGATGCGACTATTGGAATCATCTCTTTTTTCCTTTTCAAATTCTCTGCGTAATTTTTCCATCTTTTCAATCTGCTGTTTGGCTTCATGCTTCATTTGAAGCACATCCATGTACAGCATTCCAATCAACGGCAACAACACAACTACAAGTAAACAAGCAGCAATCCATCCCACAACTAACTCCCAGTCCTGTTTAAGAGGGCTAACAGTAGCCACAGGTATAGGAGGAAAAGAAAAGTCGCCAGCAGGTACGCCTGCCTTTCTCTTAGGAGCCGCTCCTCTTCCTTGCGTTGCCATGATTCATCATCCCGTTTCTTCCTTGCTTTGTCCTGTTCTATCTTAATGACATCCCGCATATCAAAAACTTTGCTATACAAAGCCCCCATCTCTTTGGGAGCGCCGTACACCATCGCCTCTCTTATCTCCACCTCCAACAGCGCCATCTGGTCTTGGGCCATGACCCGCTTTAGGGCGGCCTCCATCAGGTTAGCGTCTGGGTCGTAGACTGTTTTGCTCTTCTCTTCTTCTTCCCTTATGTGGTCGGCAAGCTGTTCTTGCAGTTTGAAAAACTGGGAAAGCTGGACAACGATGTCTGCCATGACTTGGGTTTCGTCAACGGCAACGTAGGCTTCCTTCTTTTTCGCCACAGGCTTGGCTTGGTCGGCTGAAGCGGAACCGAAGAGCTTTGCCCAGAATCCTCTGACTGCTTTGACATCTGAAGCAACTTCATCAACAGTCTTCTTGATCTCCATGAAAGACGTTTTAGCGTCTTTGTACAGCTTGCACCCCTGCTTGATCGCAGCGACACAGGCATTGGCGGCAAAAAGAATGCTGAGAGGGTCCACATGCGCGTGCTCATTTACATGGTGGAGCCAGAGGCCGCTGGGATGGTCGTGACCTGGATGGAGGTGCTCTTCTTGAGGTCAAGGGGAGTATTGCAATCGGAGCAGGTGTCCGCCTCGAGTTCACTCTCGTCCAGGTCGTAGCCACAGCTTGCGCACACAATTTCAATTTCGTGTGCGGGCTCTATGACACCACTAGGCAGCGTCGTCGGAAGTCTGAATAGTTTCATTTTGTTTCTTCGCTTCCTTTTGGATAGCCTCTATGACCTGAAAGACTTCGGTGTATGGGCGTGTTCCAAGGTATTGCAGGATGGCGTTTACCAAGTTGGTTGAGAGTTTGATGTCGTTCATTACCAAGGCACTCCTGTTGCAGTTGTTGGGTTTTTCTTTGTCTCAATCTGTGCGGCAAGGCTTGCTTCAATAGCCTCAACATCTAGCTTGTCTTTAACCCAAGCAATCACTTGAGCCTCGGTCAATGAGTCATAGGCAATGAATGTGTCTCCACGCTCAAAGCCTACTGTGCCGTAAGAGCCAGCAGAATGTTCACCATCAACAGCGGCTACTCTGTAATGAGCAGTGGTTACCAAGCCATCAGAGGTTTGGCGGTCAAGTTGTGCGATTTTCCAAGTTGTGGTCATTTTTGCTCCAGTGCAGTGATGCGGGTTGTAAGGGATTGGATGAGGGCTTGTTGTTCTTGGATTGCTCCAACCAAGTTAGCAATCATCTGTGGAGGAGAGGGAAATATGGTTTGCATCTTGGGCTTGCCATCTTCATCAACTGCATCTTTTTCTCCATATACTGTTGATGGGATAACGGCTTGTATCTCATGGGCAATGAAGCCAATGTCTTGCTCTTGAGATTCTTTCCATGTAAATGACACAGGTCGAAGGGAAGTTATTGTGCTTAAACCGCCTGTGTAGTTTGTTACGTTTTCTTTTGCACGATAGTCGGAAGTACCAACGCCATAAGCAGTCGCAGTTCCTGTAGATGTAATTGTTCCAGCAGTAACAGCACCGCTACCATTATCAGTATAAAACTGAATATTTTGACCAGAATTCCCCGCAAATTGCAATGCAATTTGAGTCGCCGCTGCCCTAGCAATCATATTGACGCTTGTTGCGGGCAAAGAAAGTGCAGTTCCATTTACTCTAGCACTTATTGGGTTTGTAGTTACAGTTGACCCACCCAAAATTACATTACCGCTGGAGTCAACAGTAAGATAATCAGCAACACCAGCAATAGTTGCAAGCTGTAAAGAGCCAGCGTTAGTTGATGTAATCTGCCATGCCTTACCTGTACTTGCAGTAGTATTTTGTAAACGCAAAGCAACTGGGTTTGTGTCTGTCCCACTTGCGTGTAATCTTGTAGATGGCGAACTCGTACCAATCCCCACATTACCAGAGGAGTCGATAACCAGCCGTTCTGCACTGCCTGTGGAGTCATAAATACTGAAATTTCCCGCCGTGACAAGACCTTCACCAATCAAATAAGTTCTACCGCTGGATTCTGTTCCAACAAAAGCTAAGTTTGGCCCTGCGTTACTTTGAAAGGTGGCTACATTACCTGTGCCAGTAGCTTGCACATGAAGCAACCTGCTCGGGCTTGTAGTGCCAATACCCAATCTGCCCGCACTATCAAACCTTGCGGCCTCTACACCACCTTCGGAAAAAGCAATGGTGTCAGCGGCAGGGAAGAAAATACCTGTGTTTGCATCTGTTCCCCTGATAGCAGGGGTTGCGGCAGTACCATCAACATCGGATAGCCCGTCTGTGCCGGAGAGAATTAAGCTCATGTTGTTTCCTTTATTGCGGTTGCGCTGGGAAAATTACACCAACAAGATTTTTATTTTCATCAAAAGTTGGAGTGCTGTTTTTTGGCAAATCACGAAGTGACTGTCGATATGCTGACCACTCTGTTTTCTTTTCGGAGGTCAAAGGCGAATCAGCCATTTGTGTCCAATCAGATGACCTTAAAAAAACATTACGCAATTTACGCATTTCAAATTGAGCAAGTGTGTTTGAGTCGTATGACATTATTTATCCTCCGCAGTATTGAATGGTTACAGATGGGCGGCAAGTATGCTGTGCCGTTGTGCCAGTACCAGTTAACTCGTATGTCGGCAATATTGTTGTTGTTTGCGCCGCAGTTGCAGACACATATATTGGATATGTTCCAGTTGTATTTGCATCTACAGAATCAATCCCAGAAAATGATGGGTTTTGTGTTCCTGTTGCTGTCGTTGCCGTTCCACCCAAAGTAAATATTGAGCGTTCATTTGTATAGGTATTTGCGTGTGATGTTTGTAAATTTGTGCTTACAAGATATTTTCCAGCAATATCAAAAGTAATTGTAAGAGTACCAGATGAATTAACCATTGTTACAAATCCAGTATCGTAACCTGTACCCGTAGCGGGTGCATTGGTGGTTGTGCCAGATGTATTTGTTGGATTAAACGCAGTCCATACATAACAAGCTAAAGAGGATTGGTTATATATAATGTTACCGCTGGAGTCGATACGCATACGTTCTGTGCCGTTTGTTTCAAACATGACAGGTAACGCACTGCCAGTTGATAGAGTTGGCCCACCAGTACCGCCATACAAAGAACCATAAACTGTACCGCCAGCCATTAAATCAATGCGACCATAAGTTGTGCCATTAACTGCTAATGTTCTTTGGTTTGCATAATTTGTTGGCGAAGCAGTACCAATCCCCACATTCTGTGAAGCATCTACAGTAACCGCCGTAGTCCCCGCAGTTTGAAGCGCCAACACGCCGCTGGTGTCAGCAGTGGTAACAATTCCAGCCGTGGTGCTGGCATTTATGGTTGATGTCATTGTGTTACCTCATCTGCGGGTAGTGGTGTGTTGCCCAAGGCCAGCCACTTTAGGTAGACTTGGTAGTCTGTGTTGGCAGGGTCAAATGGGATGAATGCTTGATCGGTTACTCGAATAACAACAGAAACAAACCCTTCTCTGCTTTTGTAAAGTTTATACATTTATAGCTCCGCAGTTACATTTATTTTTGCTGAAAGTGATGAATTTGCTCTCAAGTACCCTCCATTGCCAGCAGTTGCTCCACTTATAGTTGCGGAAAGCCTAAAAGTATTAAGAGCAAAAATATCTAAACTGATTAAGGATGGAGTAAAAGTTGAATTGTTCGTGACTGCAAAATTTGCAGCAGTTCCACCGATAGTCGCTGTGGGTGAACTTCGCATAGTGACGGGCATATTGAATATAAACTCTGCATTAGTGGATGTTTGCATAACACCCATAGCAAATAATTCAAATGAGTTAGTGCCGCCAATTGTATAAAAATAGCGTTGGCAAAGTTGCAACTCAGTCCCATAAGGTCTGTAATCAAAGCTAGTTGCTGTTGAGCCTTTTTCAAGCTGTACGCCTGTGATTTGCAATGTGGCGTTCAAGGTTGCCATCATGTTGTTTGTTGTTGTTGGAAACGAACTAGCAAACGCCGTAAAGTTTGCCCAAGCATTTGTTGTTGCACCATTAAAATTTGAGCCGTAAACAATGCCAATGCGAAGTGTTAAGCCTTGCCCGTTTGTAGTATTAAAAGTCCCCGCAGTGGTGGCTGGTACGGAAATGGTTTTGTATTCCCAAGTTGCAGAGGCGTTTACAGTAATCGTAGTTGGATAGCAACGATTGCCATTACTGTTTGCTAATTGCACGGGGTATGTGCCAGTTTGGCTGGCCTTTACCCAAAACGACACCACAAAGGCAGAGGCATTTGCTGTGCCAAGATTAAAGTCGGCCACATTAAATCCTTCAACGGGCTGGACTATTTGATAGTATTCTGCCGCTCCAATACTTGAATCAATGGTTGTTACAGTAGTCAAAAGACTGTTTGTAAACCCTGCTGGTGCGTCTGTGCTTCTTTGCGAAGTCAATACTCCTGTACCTGAAATGTCAACCAGAAATCTATCAACAGGATACCCAGTCACAGCAATACTCGCCCCCGCATTCCTTTGGTCAATCACCATTGCACCATTGATGATGCGGTTCTTGAAGCCATAGTAGCCAGTTGAAGTTCCAGTGCCACCATAAGCTTCGGCAACAGTACCCGAAGATATTGCGCTACCGCTGATGCCCGTAGAAGACGCTGTGGTCAGCATAGTGCCAGTAGTAGACGGCAAAGTCACAGTCACCGTACCCGCTACCGCAGGCGCAGATAGTGTTACCGCCCCACTCGTATTTCCATTTACAACAATATCTGCCATATCAAATCCTTATTGAACGACCCAGCGTGAACCGCTAGAAAGAGTTACCACCGCACCGCCTGATAGCGTTATTGGGCCTGCTGACATTGCTGAGAACCCAGCCGCTATCGTGTAGCTTGTAGCCACTGTTTGACTGTTCACCACAATGCCGTTGGAGGCAACAGGAACCCTTGCTTTAAATTCACCAGTGCTTGGCTTGTACAAAAGGGACGCATTGCCTGTAAACAGGGTTGATGCTGTTCCAGTTGTAGCGTTTGCAAACAGTGGGAAGACATCGGTTGCCGTACTTGTGTCGTTGCTCAGTGCCGCACCACCCACAGAAGCCCATGCAGTGCCGTTGTAGCCCTCAAACTCAAATGTAGTGGTGTTGAAGCGCAACATACCCGAAACAGGGCTAGGGCGCTGTCCAGTCGTTCCCTTGCTGATGATT